TCCCAACGCCTCCACAAATTGCTGCGGCAGGCGATGTTGCGTCGCTAGCGCCTGCAGCAACACTGCCGGGGAACGGTGGAATGTGGTCACTCAGGCCGCTCCCACGCCATGATCTCAGCTGCCCTGCCCTCAGCCAATAGGCCCGCAGCCGTGAGCAGTGCCAGCCCTGCAGGGATGCGCGGATCGGTGAGGACAACCGTCGGCTCTTTCACTAGCTCCGTGATCAGAGCAGCCACATCAGGGGACTGCTCAGCTGCTGCCCGGATGGCGCCATATTCTGCTGATGTGAACCGCTGAACAAATGCGGCGCTGGTAAGCACCCCAATCTTGAACAGATCGGCATATCGCAACCCATGATGCTGTAGCAGCTCCAAAGTCATGGCCTCAGGCGTCATGCCTTCCCTGTTCGCGGCTTCAACCCAGCCGTCGATGGCGCGGAGGTCGGTGATAGTTACAGTGAGGGAGTTCATGGTCAGGCGGCTCCTTTGATTAGGCCAAGGCTGACGAGAGCAGTTCGCATCTCGTTTTGCAGCCTGAACAGTTCTGTGAAGTTATCGTTGATTACAGCAGCCTGATCTGCCGTGCTTGTGTTCCCTACCGCCGATAACGTGCCATTAGCCGTGCCTCCTGTGCTGTTGGTGAGCGCCGCCTGGTCGGCAGATGCGGGCTGGACGATGGGCGTGGCATTAAAAAATCCGAGTTTCTGATTGGTGGCTGTGCCGAACTTGGTTCCTGTAGTTGTTCCTACGGTCACATGTCCAGCGTCGGCTAAATGCAAAAGTGAGGCGGGGGTGGTAGTGCCAAATCCTATATTTCCTGTTGAGTCTATGGTTAATCTTGGGCCTCGACTTGCCCCATATTTGTTAGTCACAAATCTAATTTCGCTGTCAGAGCCTCCGGCTCCAGGATAGAGAACATATTGAACAGAACATCTTCCGTTCAAAGCTGAACTAGCTTCACCTGAAACTCTAAGCCCCCACTCAAAATTCCTATATGAGTTAGTCGCTGTTGCTACGCCACCACCAAAAGCGCTGTCGCCACTAAAGCCAGGGGTGGGGACTGCCAAAGAAAACCCTTGGTCTATTGGGTTGACACCCACGCCTACATAGCCGGAGCTGTTAATTAGGAGTCGGGCAGTCCCATTGGTTGAGATTCCTATTTGGTCTGCACCGGGGCTGTAGATGCCGGTATTGGCATCAGTCCCTGGGTAGATTGAGGGCAGTGCTGCAGTGCCCAGCGGCACGCTCACCCGTCCGGTGCTGTCAATCCCTAGGCCTCTAGCGCCTGCCACCCCAAACCACGCCAGATCCCCCGTAAACCCACTCGGCCCATTAACGGCAAACCCCGTCCCCGCCGTGTTCCAGCTCGTCGAAGCCGTCCCCGCTGGCTCGATCAGCACATGCGGCTTTGTGGTGGTGCTCGTCCCACCCGTGAACCATGTCCCCGAGAACAGCTTGGCTGGTGCGCTGGCAGCAGCGTTGAACGCATTGATCAACCGGGCCGTGAGCGTGATGTTCCCCGACCCATCAGCGGTGAGAGTGCTTAGCCCGCCAAAGACTCCACCATCGTTGAACTGAACCTGGCCACTACTGCCGCCTGGGGTGCCACCAGGAGGCGCTGCAAACATGCCATCAGCCCTCAGGAAATTGGTCGTTCCCCCTCCGCTGGCTGGCACCAACCCCGCCGCCGATGTCGTCACCAATGGCAGGGTTGTATCATCGCCCGTGCTGCTGCTCAGCAGCCGCGTGCTGGCGTCGTAGCTGAGATTGGTGGCCACATTCACCTGGGCCCCGTCCTGAATCCCATCGAGCTTCGTCTTCGCGGCTGAACCGTTCCACCAGCTGGCAATCGCTTGGAACACCCGCTGTGCAGTAAATGCACGCCTGGTTGTCGCTGATCCTCCCTCGGCCTCATCCTGGCTGATAGTGTCGGCGCTCCATTCGCGAGAGTCGCTCAGCCTGCTATCTCCGGAGCTGGCCTTTTCATCCAAGGCCGTCTGCAGTCCTGATACATTACTAATCGCGTGGCCATGGCCAGTTGCCGCCGCGCCAATATCCGCAGGGCTCAGCGCATCAGATCCACCAACAGCATGGCTGCTCTTGTGTGCCGTGGGCATCCTGGCATCACTCAGCGCCGGATTGCCCGGTTGAATTGCCGAATCAGCCTTTGCCCCTTGGGCCGCTGTTGCATAAGCCGCATTCCCCTCAGCAGCTGTTAGATAGCCGGGGTGTGGATCTACTGCCCCCTCATGCGCCGCCACGGCTGCGGCTGCGGTGCCGCTGGCATCAGCCCCCACCTGGCCTGCCGTGGGCCTCGGATGCACATGATCCGCCCGGCTGGCGTCCAGGGAGGTCCCAGCTGATGCCGTCGCACCCAGGGCCTGCGGCGCTGCACTGCTCAACGCAGGGCCACTCCCTGAGCCACCCCCAGCTGCATACCCCAGCAGGCTCCAGGTCTTCACCCCGTCGCCGTATTTGATCTTTTCGCTACCATCCGTCAGCACCTCAATCCCAGGCTCTCCCTTCAGCAGCACCGGGTTCAGGCTGGCCCACTCCGCGGTGGTCTTCCGCTTCAGCTGAATCCGCAGCGGAAAGGTCTCATCAGCCATCGGTGTTGCCGTCCAGGATGTCGTAGTCGCCGTCTGCGTTGCCGTCCAGGATCAGCTCGCCGGCATTTGGTGGCACCGGCAGCGCACTCCTCTCCGCAGGCTGCAACGGCACCTGCACCCACGTTCCATCGCCAGTTCTCAGTCCCCGGTGGATCGTGCGAAATTCACGCCCGCCCACGATCACCTCATCGCCATAGCCCAGCCAGCCAAAGTCCGACGCCGGCACCTGCAGCACATAATCCACCAGCACCAGCTGGCCTTCGAGCACCAGCTCGCTGTTCTGCAGCAGAAAGCCACGCCCCGAGGAGGCGCCCGCCGTGACGGGCACGCTCCCCAGGTGGTCCAGGGCCAGCCGGTTGGCTATCGCCGATAGCGTGGCCCAGCTCATCAGACGAACAGCCTCACCCGGGCGGTGGCATCACCGGAGGCCTTCGCCACCAGGAAGCTGCCCACCTTGGTGTTGTCGGTCGCGGTGGCGGTGATCCGCTTGTTGGTGTCGTCCCAATAGGCGGAAGCGCCAGCGGTGGCCGTGCCGGTGGCCGTGAGGTCGTAGACGCCCTCAGTGGCGATGTTCACCGTGGCGCCAGAGGCGCCATCCACCACGCACACCCCGAAGAGGGTGCCGAGCAGAACGCCCTGGCCAGAGGTTCGGGCATAAGGGAGGGCGATCTCAACGAAGCAGCCCTCCTGAACGAAGTTTTTCATGGGTCAGATCAGAGAAAAGGAACAGAAGCAAGGGTCACCGATCAGACCCCAGTGGAGCGGTAGAAGCCCGCGTAATGGGGCAGCGTCACCCCGAAGTCGAAGCGAGCCAGCAGCTGAAGGCCGTCCGGATCGCGCTTCTCAGTCGTGGTGATCGTCGGGCCGGATTCGCCCCTGAGGTAGCCGTACTTGATCAGGTCCACCCGATTGGGCCGGGCGGCCAGATACCACAGCGCCGTGCTGTCGTCAGAGAGGCGGTTCTCCACGATCAGTTGCACCGCACCGGCGAAGGGGTTCACGCCAGTCAGGGTGGAAGGCGCATAGCCGGTGGGGAACAGGAACTGGAGCGCTGTCACTTCCAGCTCAGGCGGCACGATCAGGAACGCAGGCTCCAGACCGAAGTAGTTGCCGGCGGCGTCCTTCTGCTTGCGCAGCTTCTGCCGTGCGGTGTCCATTCCGGCAATGCCGATGGCGCCGCTTCCGGTGTTGTTGTGGTCCTGGTGGAACAGTGCCTTGTTGTCGATGCCCACCGTGGCACCACCGCCATAGGTCTGGTTGGAGGTCACGCTGCCGGTGGTCAGCAGCTCCCACGCCATGTTGTTCTCCAGCACGGCAAACCCAGCACCTAGCACCTGAGGCACCCGCGACAGCGCGCCCAGGTCGTCGTTGATGATCAGCTGCCTGGTCACCATCACCTTCTGGGCATAGGTGTCGATCTTCCAGGTGCGCTTTCCATCCACCATGGTGCGGCTCTTGTACTCGCCGCCTTCCAGCAGCTTCTCCGGCACCATCCGCCCAACGAAGTCCACCTCAGTGGCCTCCTTGAAGTCGGGCAGGTCTTCCCTGCGGGCCAGGGGCCGCCAGGTCTGGGGCTCCTCGCTGTAGGCCTGAATAAGGCTCTTGGATGCCACATTGAGCATCAGGTTGGGGAAGTCGCTGGTGCTGTGGAACGAACGATCCACCAGCTGGTTCACGCTCATCCCCCGGGTGTTCACACCCCGCAGTTCCAGCAGCTCCCGGGCGATCTCCTTCATCGAGAGATGTTGGAAGTCGCGGCCCTCATCCGCCAGCTCGCGCTCGGCGCCAGCCCTGTAAGCCACCGCCCTCTCGATCCCATGCAGAGTCTTCTCGCCGGCATCACGCTGCACGCTCAGCACAGGGATCTGTGCCGGGTGGCCAGCGGTGCTCATGCGCTCCTGAGCCAGGCGCTGCTCACGCACCACCGCCATCATCCAGCGCACGCTGTCGCGCTCGCCCTTGGTGTCCTGCAGCAGGCGGTCCACGGTTTCCACCGGCAGGCGGGCCTCACCCGCAGCACGGCGGATCTCAAGCTCGCGCCTCATCTCCAGCACGTCCGTGGCAGGAGCAGCAGGAGCAGCGGCACGCTCCACAGCGGCCTCAGGGGCAGCAGGCGCGGTCTCGACCGCAACCTCAGGCGCAACGGCCTGCACCGGGTCAACCCCGGCGTTTTCAGTAGTCATGGGGGTTGAATCAGAGGATCGGGTCAGGCACACCGTGTCGGCGCCCTCGGGCACCAACGCGACATGGGCTAGGCGCCAGCTGCGAACCAGGTCCGCATCGGCATTCAGGGAGACGACATCTCCAGCAGAGAACAGGGCCCGCACACTCACGGCACAGCCGGAACGTGCGAGCTGCCAGCCCATCTCCGCGCCAGGCGCATCAACGAACTGGGCACGCCCCACCAGAGCTTCATCCTCAAACCGCAAACCGGTCAGCCGTCCCGCCATCCGGTCCACGCTTGAAGCGTGGTCCAGCATCACGGGAATCGGCGCCTCACCGAGCTGCACCGCATCTGGCGCACACCTCAGCACATACCCACCCACGGGATTTTCTGAGGCGATCACCAGATCAATTGTGCGGTCCTCCTCGTTGGCCGAGGTGGGCCGCACAAAAGCCGAACGCTCGATGGTTGAAGATGTCTCCATGCCCAACAACTTAGTGAGCGCCTATTGCTACTCCTCGGCGAAGAACTTCTCCACCGGCGTATCCGGCACCCCCGGCGTCGTGTCCTGATAGCCCGAGCCCTTCGTCAGGATCGCAAGACTGCCATCCACGCTCAGCGCCAGGTTACGCGCCCGCGCCTCCTTCAGGTTGGCCTCCAGCTGCGCCAGCACCTCATCGGTGTAGGAGCCATAAACGCTCCGGTGTACATCCTCCAGCGAGCGAAAGCCCGCCGTCACCTCGGCCACCAGCATCGGCACTTCCTTCGCTGGATCCACCATTGCCAGCCGCGGTGGTGTCCACGTCCAGCGGGTCGGCACCCGCATTCCCGTCACCTCCCGCAGGCTCTGTCCAAACCACAGCGCCACACGATTCAGCAACTGAGGCTCCAGGATCGTCGTCCGCCACTCCATCACCGCCGCATGGAACCCCAGCCGCCCCATCCGGATGCTGCTGTAGTTCACCTCACTCAGGTCGCCGCTCAGCTGCTCGTAGGGCACCTCGTAGGCCGCCGCCACCGCCCGCAGGTGGTGCTTATCGACACTCACATAGTCCCCACTCACCGGCGGCTGCGCAAACCGGATGTCTTTCCCAGGCGGCAGGATCTCCACCGCCCCGGGTTCGAGCGAATCCACAAGCCCCTTCGCATCCTCCGCCGCCACCGCCTCCGGGTCGCTGTCCACCACAAACGCCATGAAGCACGCCGTCAGCTTGTCGCTCATCAGCTTCGCTTCCCGCCGATCCGCCAGGTCCCTCATCGTCAGCAGCGCCGCAAACCCCCACGGCACCCCGATCGCCTGCCCCGGCCGCCGGATCCGATACATGTGCGCGATCTCACCCGCTGGCACAAAGTCGCTCCCCACCGTCAGTCGCCAGTCCGTCTCACCCGGATGCCCCCTCCGGATCCAATACCCCTCCAGCCGGCCCTGATCATCAAACTGCTTCCCAAAGCGGATCCGGCTCCCATCGTCCTTGCTGAAGTCGAGCCAGTCCGGCTCCATCACCTGCAGC